TCTTCGTTGGTCGCATGCCTGCGCGGCCGCAGCACCGCTTCGAGCGGCGGCAATCGTTCGATTCGATTGAAGGCGGCGGCGTGCCAGGCGATCGCGAGATCGCGGCGCGCCCGACTTTCGGCGCGACGCGCACGTGCCCGTATATAGAGTGCGAGTTCGCGAGGCGTCGAAGACCAGAACTCCTCGATCGTCAGGCCGAGTTCGATTGCCAGCGTGATCGCGTCGTCCCATCGCCTTTCAGAGTCCTCGGGCGCGTGCGACGCGCCTAGGTAGGGTCCCTGTCACCGCGGTCCGCATCCGCCTCGCGGTTGCGGCGCGGCATCGCCGCGCGCCACGCATCCATTATGATCGAGGCGGCAGCCGCGGCACCGCCGAGCTCGTCGATGATCTCGCCGGCCTCGTCGATCGTAAACCGCCGCGCGCGTATTCCCTGATCGGCAGCGCCATCCGTGGAACAAGTTTCGGCGCGCTCCTTCAGCCGCGCCCCCTCCAGGCCGGCCCACATCATCGCCTGCACCTCGACCACGCCCAGCGACTGGAGCGCCGCAAGCAGCGGGCGTCCCAACTCCTTCTCGAGCCGGTAGAGCGCGTTCTGCGTGAAGCGGATAGTGTAGGTCTTTCCACCGGCCTCGAATGTGCGTTCCTGGTTCGGCATTCCCGGCCCCCGGCCCGAACGACGATTCCTAACTGCTCCAGTTGCCCGACACCTGGAACGTCACGCTGATCGTCGCAGGCGCCTTGTCCTTGAAGTCCCCGGTGATCTGCGTGACGATCGCGATTGCCTGCTCGAGCGCGGCCCCGCCCTCCTGCCGCTGCAGCATCAGAGCCGTGCCGCTACGCATCGCATTCTTCAATTGAACGTAGGCGGCATCGGTCGGAATATACAGATGGTCGAGCGTGACCGTCGCGTCGTACTCGCCGGGAATATACTGTTTGTTGCGGCTCGACTTGTTGGTTATATCGATTGCCTTGGTTTTCTCGTCGAACTTCGCCTGGGTCTGCGAACCGACCGCAACGTACGTAATCCACGTATAGTTCGCGACGATTGCAGCCGAGCTGGCGGGCGCAGCGGAGAGATTAAGGACCGCAGCGCCGGTCAGGTAATCGATCGTCGATCCCGCCGCGACGCCGGCTCCGGCCAGATTACCGCTGCCGTCGTCGGCCGCGCTTACGGTCCCGACCACGATGGTCACGCTGCCCGGCTGGATCGGCCGATTGCTCATCACGTGGCTGAAGGCCGTCACAGTTCCGTTGCCGGTGCCGAAGGCCTCATTGGTCACGGCGGTGGCGGCGGTCTGCGCGAGCACCAGTACCGCGGTGCCGCTAAGTGGAGTAGCCATTCACGCCTCCTTCAGCACGGACCGAGAGACGGCTGTGGGTAATCGAGTGATTAGTCATTCCCTGCGATTTCGCGGAGCCCATATTGTCACACCAATACGAAGCGCGCAGTCAGCGACAACATCATGATCCGCGGGTCGCTCGGCGCGGCCACCGGGCCGCTCACGTCCGCGACGATCATCGTAAAGCCCGTAACTGCGATAGACTGGCGATGGAGCAGCGCGCGGACGCGCTCGGCGATCGCCTCGATCTGCTGCGAGCTTCCGGTCGCATCGGCGACCACTCGGACATCCTGATGGATCGTGTGGCCGAGCACGGTGTTCTTGCCGTCGAACGGCTGGTCGTTCAGCGGTTGGGCCGTGACGACGTACGGGCGGGGAACATCGTAGGGCACCGGGTCGGCGGTGATTATCGCCGGGCCGCCGCCGTAGCTCGGCAGCATCGCGCTCAGCGTGGAGTCCGCCGCCAGCGCGTTGTAAATCGCCTGAGTCAGCGCGTTCATCCGCGCGCGCCTCGGGCGTGATGGCCGGCCACGATCAAATTTGTGCCTCGCTCGCGACTATGGAAACGACTTGCGCCGAATCGGCGTACAGCGCAGGCCGAAGGAAGGGCCGCGGAGCCTGATCGTAATGGCGGCCGAGTGAATCGACGCCGACGAACCCCAACTCCATGCGCAAAGCGTAGGGGATGCCGGCGCGCACGCCGAAGAAGCCGTGCACGCCGTCGCTCTGGCTCTGCACGTCGGAATCGATATTCGCGTGAAGCACGCCGCTCTGCATCGCCGGCGGCTGTCCGGGCGCCGAGGGCTTCCCTCCGCCGGCGACGCCGGCCAGCCGCGCCGCGTCGGCGGCCAGCGTGGCCATCGCCAGGTTCATCCCGCGCTCGACGCCGCCGGCAACCTGCGCGAGTAACGCGCCCGCATTCCACGATGTGATTGTGATTACGCCCGCCATCGTCGTCGCCCTTCCAACGCTTCGGCTATTGTCCCGCTTGAACTTCGCGGCACTCGCATTCGGTGTGGCGATGCGGTATCGCGCTCGGAGCCCGCACGGCGAGCACCAGATAGTTGACGCCGGCCGAATCCGTTATCTGATCGCCACGCTCGATCCCGACTCCGGTGCGGCAGAACAACAAGTGCGAAGGCCACTCCTGAAGTTGCCCGCCGAGGTTAACTTCTTGCGACTTCGACGAGCCGCGCCCGAGCCGGCTCATCCGGCCGTGCTCGGTAGCATATTGCGTCCACACGTAGGTCCATCCGCCCTGTCCGTCGCTCGAGCGACTCTTGCGACAGAGCGTGAACCATTCGTTGAAGGCGCCGGCAATCACCCCTCGACCTCCTCGAGATCGCTTTCGGCGCAGGGCGCAAGCACCACTTTCACGAGCGAGCCGACCTCGAGATCGTCGCCGGCCTCCGGCGGCAGGATCGCCGCGAGCTCAAGAGAACCGTCGACCTCGAGGCTGATTCGAGTAGGCTTTTCGTCCTCCGGATGGCCCTCCGGCACGGCGCGTCCGTATGCGCTCCACGGCAACTCGCGGTACAGCTCGACCACGTGCCCGACAAAACTGACTTCCTTCATCTCGACGCTCCTTGTGTTCGTGACTGTTGCGACGGTCAGATGACGACCTCGCGCCAGGGCGACAGCAGCTGCTCGACTTCGGCGGAAAAGCCCGAACTCGGGCCGGTCTCCGCGCTGTAGCTGTAGTCACCCACCTGCTCCTGAGCCAGCGCATCGCGGCGATTGTAGCGGCCGGCGATTATCATCAACGCGGCGAGCTGCACGTCTGCGGGAACGACTGAGTACCCAGCCGTATAGCTAATCTGCCATCTCCGCTCTCCGATCCCCCACGCCGGCTTCAACTGCAAGAACTGGAAGAGGCCAGCCGGGATCGGAAAGTTCTGCGGCGGTTCGGGCAACGGAAAGATCAGGCCGCGCGCATTATCCACCGAGTAGAGCGCGGGCGAGATCACAGCCGTGTTGGGCACGTAGCCGGCGACAATCGAAGTTCCACTCGCCGGCGCGGCAGTGAGGTTGAGCACGATCGCGCCGGTCGCGTAGTTCACCGTCGAGCCGGAGGCGACTCCGGCGCCGGCCAGGTTGCCGTTGCCGTTGTCGGTGGCGGCCACGAGGCCCGCAACTGCTTGAACGGACAGCGGCTGGAGTGGCGCCGACATCAGAGTGTGAGTAAAGCTCGACGCCGCGCCGTTGCCGGTCCCAAGCAGCTCGTTCATTACTCGCTGATTGAGATCGACCAGCGCTGAGACCGCGACCACCGGCCGGCTGCTGAGTGCGAGCGCTACCACCCCGCCGTCGAGGACATCGGAGCAGGGAATCACGGCGCCGAACGAGCGGCGGCAATAGCTCTCGACCGCGGCGCTCACGTTAGTGATTACCTGAGTGAGTAACGCGTCGTCGGTGGTGAAGGTACTCGCGATCTGCAAGTAGGTCTTCACATCCGAGAGTTGTACGAGCAGTCCCATCGGTTCAGCGTTCCCTTTCTGTCATCCCGACCCGTGGGGCGGACGCGAGTCGCGGGCACTCGCGCCCGTTGCCCCGGTTGAACATCGAACCTCAGTTGGTGAGCGGGGTCCCCGTGGTGTCCGGATACGATCCCGGCGCGGGCTGTGCGCCCGCATACTTGAGCCCGCCCTTGAGCACGTTGCCGCCGACCACAACGGTCGGCGAGCTGCCGCCGGTAAGCGCGGTCACGGCCCGCAGGGTGACGTAACGGAGCTTGCCGTTTGTGCCGCCGAGGTAGCGATAGCGCAGCACCGCCGGGAAGGTCGCGTTGTAGGCGGCCTGGACCTGATCGGTGCCGTTCACCTGAGCGGCGTCGGAGCCGTTGGCCTGCTGCCCTTCCATCGGGACCAGCGTGATCGTCCCCCCGGTCGGTGTGCCGGCCGGCGCCGCGAGTGTGAGCTCGAGCACGACCGAGTCACGGTCCTTCACGTCCACTGTGACGCCGGTCGCGGTCGCCGCAGCCGCCATCGATTGTGGTGCGAGACTGTTGGTCTGCTCGCTGGTTACAAAAAGATCGGGAAGTCCTATAGGAGGCATTTTTGCTTCTCCTTGTCTTGTTGAGTTGATGGGCCTTTCGAATCGAGAAAGATCCGTCACTCCGTTGAGATCCTTCGCTTCGCTCAGGATGAACGCTCGGCTTTGCCTCGCGTTCAGTTCCGGGTGAGGAACTGGAATGGATCGGCCAGCACCGGAGCGCCGTCGTAGCGCTTGCGCATCCGGAAACCGACCTGATCGTTGCCCGCGTACAGTTCGTTGAGCCGCTGCACCATCAGATCGATCCGGTCGACGATCCAGTAGAATTTCAGGTTGGCGAACAAGCCCATCGGCGTGCCCGCCGCGCCGGCCGGCGCGGGCGGCGCGCCCCTCACGGTAGGAAGGCGGCGATCAGCCGGGCACGATCGTCGGCTCTCAAGACGCAACCGATGGTTCGACGAGGCCGACTCGTGGAAGCTGCAGGCGGCCCGGGTAGCGCCGGCGCGCGTCCTCGACCGGCTTCTCGCCCATCCCGGTCTGATCCATCGCGAGCCGGGCGACCCGATAGCGCGACATGATCTCGGCGATCGCCGCATCGTGCTCGGCGAACGAGGCGCGCCGGAGCTCGCGGACCTCGCGCGTCCAGAGCACGTCACCGACCACCTCCCATACCCAGGCGACCCACAAATCGCCGCGGGCGGCTATATCGTTGCCAACGAAACAGGGATTGCCGGCGTACTTCGCGGGCTGGCCGGCATCGGGATGCTCGACGGCGGCGATGAGGTCATAGCTCAGCCAACTGGTGGCCTCGTCCACGAAGCGCAGCTCGTATTCCTGGGCCCAGACCTCGTCGTCGGCGCAGGCCGCGCGCAGCTCGTTGATATCGCGGTCGAGCCCGTCGGCGACGGCCTGATGGATATCGACCACGTGGCGCGACCAGACCGAATCGTCGGCGGTCATGATCTCGTAAAATTTGTTGTTGCGTCCGTTGGGAGTGGAGAGCACGCGCAGCTTGAGCCCCTTGCGCGAGATCACCGGAAAGAGCGCGGCCCAGATCCGGCGGCTGTCCTGATGGATCGCGAACTCGTCGAGCACCACGTTGGCGGTGAAGCCGCGCGCGGTATCGGGATTGCTCGGCAGCGCGGTCACGCGCGAGCCGCACTTGCGAAATACGATCTCGGTGGCCTTGTAGCGGAGCTCCGAATCGGCCTCCCATACGTAGTCGAGCGCGTCGACTGCGGCGCCGTAGATTTTGCACAGCGGCTTGAGCCCTTCTTCCATCGCCTCCTTGGCCTGGCGCTCGCCGCGCGACAGCCAGATCCAGCGGCTACGCTCGCCGCGCGCTTCGGCCTCGAGACAATCCTCGACGACCTCGATCGCCGCCATGTACTTGGTCTTGCCGCCCTGCCGGGTCACCATCGCGGCCTTGAAGCGCGACCGATCGGCGAGCCATCGGCGCTGATACGGGTAGAGCTTGATTAGGGATTCGGGCATTGGGGATACTCAGTTGCTATTCCGATCAGCTTTTTCCGAAGCGATCGATCAGTCGGCGGCCCAGAGTAGGCGGAAGAAATGGCAGTGCATGACGGTCAGGTCATCGCGGGCGATCGACTGCCACATGCAGATGAGCTCCCAGAGGTTTTCGAGCTCGACGGTTCGAACGATCTCGCGGAAATCCATATGCGCCCCCCCTTTTTCCATCAGTTGCGGCTTCGGCCGCCCTCAGCCTTGCGCTTTTGCGGAAGTACTCGTTACTCAGGCAACCTCACCCGCCCTCGCGATGCTCGGGCGACCTCTCCCTGTCAGGGAGAGGTGAAGAGACAGGCAGCTTGCGGTGGCGGCTTTCATAGCAGGCCGCGCACCAGTTCTTTGGCTTTCTCCAGGGTTGCGACCTCGCCGGGAGCGGCGGGCCGTTTCATCTGCTCGGCTTTGCGATCGACGTCGATCCGAAGCTTCTCGCGCAAGGCGTCGTCGCGCTCGGCGATGGTTTTGGACGCGGCTTCCATCTCGCGGATCGCCTTGGCGAGCACCGCGATCTCGGCCGGCCGGGCGGTCTCCTTCGACTTTCGGCCGCCCATGTCGGCGAGTTGTCGAAAGGCAACCATGCGCAGCATTTCAAGGAGCAGGCGTCCGGCGTCGCCTTGGGGTTTCTTGCCGATCTTGGCCACCCACACGGCCGCTATTTCCTGCGCCTCGCGATAGCGTTCCATCTTGTCTTTGAGTTGCCGAACGTGGCGCCGGACGTCAGCCGGGGTGATGTGCGCACTCCTGGGCCGGACACGCGCCGCCAGTTCTGAACCGGTTCGGCCTTCCTGCAACGCCAACCGCTCCATTTTCTGACGCTCTCTGAGCGGCAGACGCGATATTTTCGACCGCGCTCCCATCACTGCTTCGGCGCCGGGCGCCTGACGCCCGGCACGATCGCCTTGCCGCGCGCCACGTCGAGCCCGCGCCGGGTCGCGATCGCGATCGTGATGCCGCCGATTTCCTCGGTGGCGATCAATTGCTGCTCGGCGAGCCAGGCGAGATCGGCGCGAACCTGATCGCGGCTGGTGCGATGGCCGAAGTCTTCGAGCGCGAGATCGAGCAGGCTCTCGTTGGCGCTGTAGCCGGGCGTCCGCTCGAGCAGCCGGAGGATGACGAGGCGGCGATCCTGCGCGATTCGCTCGGAGAAGTTCAACCGGGATCTCCTTGCAACAGATGCTGTTGCACGATGTCGAGCGTGCTCTGAAGATTGCCGAGCACGTCGCGCAGCCCTTCGATCTTGGCGCCGACCGCCTTCAAGTCGCCGTCGACCGCGCCGATCCGCATCTTGAGGTCGTCGAGCACGTCCCATCCCGGCGCCGTCTCCCAAACCTCCTCGAGATGGGCGACACGGCTGGTGACGACGTCGAGCTCGCGCTTGGAGACCAGGGTTTTGCCGACGATCCAGAGCACCGCGTAGAAGGCGAGGTTGATCATCGAAAGCGCGAGCGGCGACCACTTGAGCAACTCCGTCATCGGGGGGCCGGCTCCTCGCTGGCCTTGAGCTTGACCGCGCCGGCCATCGCCATCAGCACCAGCCCCAGTCCCTCGCCGTAGGAGCGTGCGTCGGCGGAAGTGAAAGCCGCGGAACGCCAGACCTGGACGGCCCAAAACGCGACGTAGGCAAAAGCTCCAATCACGCCGACCACGCGTGCGGCGTCGTAGGTGAGGTTGTCCTTTCCGGTAAGCACATCGGCCAGGAACTTCTTCACCTCACCGCCCCTCTTGTACTCGCCACCGCACGCCTCTCTACGGAGGTACCAGATCGAGGGAGTGCGCAAACCCTCTGCAATTTCAGGGGTGCCGATCGATCGGAACGGAATCAGCGCGGAGCGTGGCGCGAGCCGGCGAGCGATGGGTGGGAATATTCAGGCGCGGCGAACCGGAGTGGCGCCGGGGCGGCGGCACTTCGATTCGCCTTCGGGCCGATTTGCCTTCGGGCCGGTCGAATAACCAACCGGCGGGAATATCTACAGGTCGGAGATTACATTGTTGAGCAACGTGCCGATATTGTTGCCCAGCGACTGGTAGACCAGAAACGCAACCACCGCCACGGCCGACAGGATGAGTGCGTACTCGGTCATGGCCTGGCCGTCACGCGCGATGATCCGCGCATAGGTTTTTCTCACGGACTCCATAATGAACCCCCGGGCAGTTTCCTTCTTTTCCTGACGGCGGCGAACTCCGCCGAGCCTTCCGTCAGCAGGATGGAATCTGCGCTCGCGAGAATCAGCACGCGCTGTGCCAGATTCGGGCTGTCGCCAAGAGTTCCGAAAAGACGCCGGTGCGCCGCCGCAACGGCGCCGCGATCGGCGAGTTGCGGAGTGTCCACAATCTGGTTGCATCGACGCAACGGCCCGGCCGGTTTTCCTCAAGGTATTTTGCGATCAATCAACGCGGTTCAGTCGAAACGAGCTGCGCGGATTCAGCGAGGGAGTGATTGATGTCATCCTGAGCGATCGAAATGTCCCCAGCGAAGGATCCCGGGACCCTTCGCAGATGTCATTGCGACCAGGGTGACACAAAAAATCGGCGGCACCGGCCCTCAAGCTCTGGGCGTGGACTTGGGTGCCGGCGTCCGGGTCGCCGCGTGTTTGGGGGTCGGAGTCCGGGTAGGAGCTGGAGTGCGCTTCGCTTTCGACTCGGGTTTCGGCGTAGGGGTGGGAGTCTTGCGCGGAGTCGGAGTCGGCGTCCGTTTCGGAGTCGCGGTGGGTTTGGGAGTTTCGATCGGTCTGCGCGTCGGCAGCGGCTCGCCGGGCGGGTCCGAGGGACTCAGCACCGCCACGAAAGCCGAGACCGGACCCAGCTTGGTGGCCTGGAGAGCGTCGCCGGTAACCGGAAAGTTGGCGGAGGTGGTGCTGCCGGCGACGTAGACCAAACTCTGTGAATCGACCGCGATCGCGCTGCCGGCGTCCGAGCCGGAACCGCCCAGATAGCTGGAGAAGGTCAGTGACTTGGCGCCGCTTTGCGAAGGATCGAGCACGCTCACGAAGGCGTCCTGGCCGCCCGCGTTGGCGGCCTGGAGGAAGTTCGAGCTGGTCGGGAAGTCGGTCGAGCAAGTGAAGCCCGTCACGTAGGCCAGCCCCTGCGAATCGACCGCGATAGCGTTCGCCTCGGTCCCCAGCACGCCGCTGCCGCCCAGGAAGGTGGAGTAGACCAGCGACGCCGCCCCGCTCATCGAGGGATCGAGCACGCTCACGAACGCAGTGACCGCGGAGGTGTCAACGGTCTGAAAGGCGCTCGCGGTAACGGGGAAGTCGGCCGAGCGCGCAAATCCGGCCACGAAAGCGCGGCCGTTGGAGTCGACCGCGATCGCGTTGCCGGTATCGGCGAAACTGCCCCCCAGATACGTCGAGTAGGCAAGCTGGCCGGCACCGCTGTTCGCGGTATCGATCACGGTAACGAAGCCGGGGATCGAGGCGAAGCTGCGCGGGAATTCCTGGAGGGTGGTCGCCGGAGTTACCGGGAAATCCGACGAGGCAGTGTCGCCGGTGATATACACTTCACCCGACGGACCGACCGCGATACCGCGTCCGTCCTCGCCGCCGCTGCCGCCGAGGTAGCTGGAGTAGACCAGCGAAGCCGATCCGCTCGCGGCGGGATTGAGCACGCTCACGAAGCCGTTGGGGATTCCGGACGGCGAAGCCTTTTGCGGCTCGAAAACTTTTGCGGTGACCGGAAAGTTGGGCGAGTTCGCGTCGCCGGTTACGTACGCGAGTCCGGCGGAGTCCACCGCGAGCGCGTTGATATAATCCTCGCCGGCGCCGGCCAGATAAGTGGAATAGACCAGTTGCGCAGCGCCGCTCTGGGTGGGATCGATCACCGTCAGGAATCCCGCCGACATCCCAAGCCAGGTTGCCTCCGCGAACGTTTCGAAAGCATTCGAGGTGACGGGAAAGTTGCCCGACGGCGTGAAGCCTGCCACGTAGATCTGGCCTTGAGAGTTGAGCGCGATCCCGGTGCCGGTGTCGCCAGATGCTGGCGCGGGGCAGAATTCGCAGATGCCGTCGCCGCCCAGGTAGGTCGAATAGACCAGTTGCTGGCCGCCCGAGGTGCTGATCTCGGTCACGAAGGCGTTGGTCGCGCCGCTGGCCGCATCGATCTTGCTCTGCACTCCGGAGGCGACCGGGAAATCGGAAGACGCGGTCGCCCCGGTGACGAAGACGTCGCCCGAGCCATCCACCGCGATCGCGAAGGCCTGCGCGCCGAGGCTGCCGCCCAGGTAAGTCGACTCGACCAGTTGCGGATCGATTATCAGCGGGCGGCTGCGATCGTACGCTCCCAGCGCGATCCGCACCGTCCGCGCCGATTTGGCCCGGCTGCCGCGCGCCGCCGGCGAAACCACGTAGCTTCCGGCGACCTGCTCCGCGGAGCCGTCGCGCGCCTGCTGGTACACTCGCGGCCGCTTGAGCTCGAGCCCGGCGCCGCCGCTGTTCAGGATCAAATCGCCCGACCGGTCAAGGCGCGCGGAGTCCGCACCGTCGATCGCGATCCCGATCGCGTCGGGATTCGCGCCGGGTGCGACGACCAGGTCGTACTCGAGCGACTGCTGATGGCCGTAGTAGATCAGATCGATACCGGGATAGAGCCCGGCGTATTTCACCCGCGCATAGCTCGGGACTTCAGTTCGCCATTTCGCGCGGTCGTTGCCGATAAAGTAATTGACGCGCGCCGCGAGACGATCGAGACCGCTCACCTGCGCGGCAGGATTCGCGCCCAGGAATTTCATCCGCAGGACCGCGGAATCATTGGCGGCCGCGGCGGGCAGCGCGCCCGAAGTGGCGGCCGGGCGCAACCTCCGGCTCTGCTGTTCGCGCTGCTGCTGCTTGCCTTGGCGCGGAGCGCGAAGCGACAGCACGGCTCGTCGGCGGTCAGAAAGACGGTCCGGCCCGGCCCGTGAGCGAGAAATCGCACGCGCTGGCCGGTCTGGCCGACGTTGGCTTCGAAGCTCAAGGGCAAAGCCGCGTAGGCCTCGAGCGTGCGGATGCGAGCACTGCGGCTCGCGACGACGGGCTTCGCGGCAGGTCGCTGCCGCGGCGTCGCGATAGCAAAGCAACAAGCCGTGCCGATCGCGACCGCGACTACTACGGCAACATGATGCGAAAGACGCGAATGGGTCATCGCGGCGATTAACTCCCGGTCGGGAAAATAACGCGAGCGTAGATTGAAGTAAATGCCGGGAGTGCGGCAAACGGAAAGCAAGTGACCGTTCGGGCGGAGCCGGGAATCACGAGGGCCGCCGCCGAACGCGGCCAGCTCGCGCGGGCTCCCTCGATCGGCTGCTGGAACGCCGGGACTAACGGAGCACGCGGGGACGCCGCACCCGGCCGAGCGGCCCGAAAACGCTCCTGATCGACCTGGGCCTGCCGCGATGCGAGTAGTTGACCGCCATCAGCAGGATGAACGCGATCGAGGCGGGGACCAGCGCCAGCATCGCAATCGGAATCGGATCCTGCGTCGACAGCAGGTGCTGCGCTCGGCGCACGAGGAAATCGGCAAGGTCATCGAAGTCGCCCGGGTAGTACGTGTACCAGCTCGTGGTCAGGCTCGCGCCGAGCGCGCAGGAGAGCAGGCCCTCGTATTTCGAGC